ACGATGTGGCTAGGATGCTCGGGGATGGGTGGATGCGACGATGTGGCATTCCACCCCTCCTCCGTTCGATAGTGTTGGCTACATGTTACCAACCTCGAACGGTGTTCTTCAAAGGAACAGGGCCACTGGCCCAGTTTGGAGAACCTGAACCGGACGCAGGAGAATCCGTGCGCTCGGTCCAGCTTGTTCGGGGAGTCCTCATGGGGGACCCCCTGACCAAGATAGTCCTGCATCTCGTAAATATCGTGACCAGGACAATCGGGCAGAACTTGTTGAACAACAAGTCCTGGCTCGATCAAGTGTTTACAAATCCAACGGAATTGTACGCACTTGTACAGCGTGTGTCTGTTTGATCAAACAGACCCACGATGTTCCAGGTTGTGGGCAGTGATTCGCTGCTTGCACCTGGCCCTCTCGCCGTCCCTGCTATAGGCAAACGGGGAAAGGAACATTTCGGCACACCAGAGGTGCGCTTACTATGTTTTTAACTTAATAAGACTCGTCCTGTACGAGCAATTAAGCAAGTACTCATGGTAATATTGAATTACACACTTTGTACTAACAGCCGGGTGCAGGCAGATCTCTGTCGGTTCCGGCTGTGGTTTGATAGACGGTTACCACCATCTATCACACCGGTAGGGCTTTCCGGTTATACTTCCGGAAGGCACTACCTCTCCACAAAACAAGCACCGTGTGCTTGTTCTGTGAAGAATCCAGGTTCCCAATCGGTGACTAAGAACCTGGACGTACTGCGTGAGGAGGGATTTCCACTCACGCAATACACCAAGGAGGGTCTAAGAGAAGACCTTACCTTGGACTTCACTCAGGCTGGGGTTACCCCATCCCAAGTGTCGTACCTGGGGTCAATGCTGTCCAGCATTGCCGCAGATAGGGACGCATCGTCTGCAAAGCAGGCGATGGCGGCCCTGAATCCCACCATTCTCGAAGACGAGGAAGATGAGGATTCCTTGACACCGACAGCGGATACCGCTGAAGGTTTCAAGACGGTCTCAGTGAAGCGTAGTGCGCGTCACAAGATCGAGTACGAGGACCCATGGAAAATCCATGCGGGCCGCGTATTGGCGGAGGCCAGGGGAAATCCCCTACCGTCCGTCATCGTCTGGCAAGGCGATGGTTATCGCTTGCAAGACGCCCTTCCACCTTCTCTCTTAGGAGAAAGATGGACGGGATCTCGGAGAAATCGGATCAGATTCTCCCAGATCGCTGATTGCGACATCAAGATGTACGTAATCATGCGCCACACTCACTGGGGAAATTCCCTCAGGGAGATGTGTGCAGACCCAGACCATGTTCAACATGGCTGGGCTCTGAACCTCAAAAGAAGGCTACGAGCCCTCTTGTTGGGGAGGCCTGACCCGATCTGGACTTCCAGACAGGTCAAGTCTATTTACTGTGATCCGGAGAAACTCCGATCCAGTAAATCCCGTTCTCAGCGCCTCATCGAGGTACTGAAAACGGTCGACGGGATGTTCTTCCAGAGGTTTCTGGGATTTCCCGAAGAAGAATGGACGTGGTCGCGATACGACACGTTCGTTCTTGGGAACCTCTCTCACTTGATAAGTGATGAGTTTCTCGATGGTGAGCTGTGCAATGGTATTGAACAGCACACCACGTTTTACGCACAACTGAAAAGTGTACGTAAAACCTTCAAGGAATACGCTCACAAGCGTAACCTTGAAGGCCTCTCTCAGAAGTATGAC